GGTTAGCAATGGCTAGGCCGCATAAAACAAACAGCAAAAAGACGCCGGAAACGGTCGAACAGTTCCTCGACTATATCCGCAATGGGCGTAGCTGTGCGCAGGCTTGTCGCCAGCCGGGTATGCCAAGCAGTAAAACAATCGAAAGCTGGGTGAAGGCTGATAGCGTTTTTGCAGCGGCTTATGAGCAGGCGAAAGAGGATCGTGGAACGTATTATGGGGAACTGGTGGCAGAGGTTGCTCTGGCTGGATTACAAGGCAAATACAAGGACTCAGCTATGCTTCGGGCTGCTATTGATGGGCTGAAGTGGAGCGCTGCTCGTATGGCTCCGAAAGCATTCGGTGATCGGATCAATGTCGAGCATGGAGCGCAGACAAGTTATGTGGAAGCGCTGCGTGGTGTGCAGCAGAGGGTGGAGGATGGTGATAAGCTACCTACCGAACTACGCGCGCGCGAGGCTGATTTTGCTGGCGATAAGGGGGCTTTGCATTGAGGTTTAGGCTGTTAGCCTGACGGTATCCTATAGCTGAAGCGGGATAGCGGCGTAGGGCGACAGCATGGCGACAAATCGCGCCTAGTTTTTAGCGATTATATTATTTGACCCCCCCCTGTGTTTTTCGGGCGGGCGGGTTTTGCTTTTGCCCCCCCTTATCAAAAGGCCAGCCATGTACCAAGCCGTCGTAATCGCGTGTATGATCGCGGCCCCCGATCAATGCATAAAATTTGAAAACTCGCGTTTCCCTCTAGAAACGAGAAAAGCCTGCGAGAGCCGTGCGATGCAAATGGCGAATGACATTGATCAGATGTTGACTAATTTGCGGGCCATCAAGTGGCGTTGCTACGAGTTACGAGAGGGCAACTTTACATAATTGGCAACGCGCTGTTCCCTCGCAGCGCGTGGGATTGGGGCGGGCTTTATGGCTTCGATTGAGGACACCATTCTGCGATTGCGGAATGACCCTGTTTTATTTGTTGAGAGCGTGATTGGCGCAAAGCCGCAAAGCTGGCAGCGCGAGGCGCTTCGGGCGATTGCGACAAACGACAAACTGGCGATCAAATCCGGGCACGGCGTTGGCAAAACGGCGTTTGAGGCTTGGGTGACGCTTTGGTGGTTGCTGACGCATTATCCCTGCAAGATTGCTGTAACGGCGAACACGGCGCATCAGTTAAATGATGTGCTTTGGACAGAGGTCGATAAATGGGCCCGCCAGTTGCCTAGAGGCTTCAAAGATCTTTTGGAGTTCAAAAGCGACAAAATCAGCCTTGTCGGGGCAAGCGACAGTTTCGCGGTTGCGCGAACCAGCCGCCGGGAGAACCCGGAAGCGCTGCAGGGCTTTCACAGCGAAAATATGCTGTTTATTTGCGAGGAGGCCTCCGGCATCCCTGACGTGGTCTTTCAGGTCGGGGAAGGCGCTCTATCGACTAAAGGCGCAAAGGTCTTGATGTGTGGGAACCCCACGCGGGCGGATGGGTATTTTTATGACGCGTTTCACTCTCATCGCGAGATGTGGAAATGCATGACGGTGAGTTGCGAGGATGCAGATACAGTCTCTGAAAACTTCATTGCAGACATGGCGGCAAAATATGGTGTCGACAGTAATGTCTACAGGGTTCGTGTATCGGGTGAATTCCCTACTCAATCGGACGATGTTTTGTTGCCGCTACATTTGGTTGAAGCTGCGACTAAACGCGAAATTGAAATGGCCCCAACTACGCAGACGGTTTGGGGGCTTGATGTCTCGCGTTACGGCGGTGATAGAACTGCCCTATGCAAGAGGCAGGGCAACGTTGTCATTGAACCGGTCAAAACGTGGCAAAACAAAGATTTGATGGAACTGGCGGGGATTATCCTGTCGGAGTATGAGGCGACTCGCTATATGGATCGCCCAAGCGCTATTTACATTGATAGCATTGGGATTGGTGCTGGTTTGGCTGATCGCCTCGCTGAGTTGGATTTGCCTGCAATTGGCATTGCGGTATCTGAGAGCCCTAGCCTCAAAGATAAATTTGTGAGGCTCCGGGACGAATTATTCTGGAAGGCACGAGAGTGGTTTGAGGGGCGGGACGTTATGATCCCGAATGACGAGACACTCATAAGCGAAATCACAGCGGTGCGGTATAAATACCAATCCACTGGCAAGCTCAAGATTGAGAGCAAAGACGAAATGAAGCGGCGAGGACAACGCAGCCCGGACGTGGCAGACGCGTTTGTGCTGACGATGGCGGCGGAAGCAGCCACAGCATCCGGGCATCATAGTCGTTGGAACAGCCGCTCCCCCATCCAGAGAGATTTGTCGTGGGTGATATAAAAGACAATATTTTGAAATTTCCGGGCAAGGCGTCCAACGATGATGAAATGAGTTTGACCGTTTCATTGGAAGAGGAAGGCATCTCACACGCTTTTGAGGCCTTTCGGATCGCGGCGGTCGGATTGATGAACGACAAGTATAGCCCGACAGAGGCGGGCGACATCGTTCATGGTGCGATCATATTAATTAGCTGGATGGCAAAAGAGTCCGGCATCAGTGCTGCCGAACTCTTGGAGTTTTTCAAAAGCATTGAGCTGGAGGACTTTGAGGACTAGGGCTTCAAAACATTCTTAGCAATCCGCGTAATGGGTCGGGCGCACGATAATTGGGGTTGGGCTCCCTCTCGACAACCCAGCCTTTATCAGTCCACTGCCTGATGCATTCTTGGTAAGCCTTGTGACCGCCAACATAGCCTTCGTTTGTTAGACAATCTTCTTCGGGGGGCAATAGCCAACCCCAAGATGGGCGGAACTTGATTTCGCGTTTTTTGCCATCGCGCTTTGCGACGGTGATGGTTTTGTTTCTGCATTCTCTGATCATGAGTCGCTCCAATCCCGATTTTGTGCGGCGTTTTTGATGTCGCCCATGCGCTGAGTCAGCTTGTTGAGTTGCATCCAGAGTTTAGTGGCTTCGTGAGCGGTCAATTCTGAGTCGATGCCGTAGGCGGTCATTTGCAAACCGATCTCCTCAAGCATATGGGTGGTCTGTTCGTAAAAATCGTCTTTGTCCATTTCGTCCTCCTATTGGCTGATGTTTTTGAGATGCGCAATTTTATGCTGGGCATGGATGAAGGCCAGCAGATCGGCGGCATATTCGCTGGGGGTTCTTGCGCCTCTAGCACTAGGGTTTTTGGCTACAAAGTCTAATTCGATTTTCAGCTTTTCGATGATTTGAGTGTCGGTCATTTCGTCCTCCTTTATTGTCTGAACACAGTGCCATGCAATTACCCTATAGTAAACTATAAAATGCAATAAAATCGTATAAAAACAACGAGTTATGCAAAATGCCGAAGAAAAAAGACCCACGTCTGACAAGGTTAGGGCTAGATCGCTATAACCAGTGCAAACGTACCCCCAGCCACCCCACAAAAAGCCATGTGGTGGTCGCAAAAGAAGGCGACAAAATCAAAACCATTCGGTTTGGGCAGCAGGGTGTCAAGGGTTCCGCGCCTAAAAAGGGCGAGAGCAAAGCGGCAAAAACCCGCAGAGCCTCATTTAAGGCAAGACACGCATCAAACATAAAAAAGGGCAAAATGTCAGCCGCATATTGGGCTGACAGGTGCAAATGGTGATGCGCAGAGTCCCAAAAGACCCTAAGACGGGGATACCGAAAAAATATCTGTCCGGCGCGAAAAACAAACGCAAAAAGGCGGCTGAGATAAAGCGCACCGCACAGGCTTACAAAGAAGGCCGTCCCATTGACGTAAAGGCCGTGTCGAAGTCACGCGCAGAACAGGGCAAAAATGGCAAAAGCAAAACCACTAAGCGAAAGCGTAAAAAAACAGCTTAGAGAAAAAGCAAAGGGCACGATGTTTACACCGGCTCAACTCCAAGCGGTCTACCGCAGGGGGCAGGGCGCGTACCTGGCATCTGGCTCCCGCAATGTGCCGATGGCGGCGTGGGCAATGGGCCGCGTCAATTCTGTAGTCTCAGGCAAAGGCGGAGGTCGCAAGGCTGACGCAGATATTGTCAAAAAGGCGAAAGCCAGAAAAAGGAAGTAAAATGGAAACTTGTGAATTTTGTCCAAAGCCCTCGCGCTGCATGGCGCGTGAGAAATGCTTTGAAGGGCGTTTGCCACATTCAGGTGAGGTCGCTGTTTCAGCAGACCCGGAGCCAATGAAAGTGTTGACCACAACTGGCTATGAGATGACCTCAGAGCTAAAGAAAACCAAAAAGCGAAAGGCGAAGTGATGGGATACGGTAAGAAAAAAGGCGGGAAGAAAAAGGGCATTCGTTTGGTTTCAGGGAAGTACTGCTCCGCATGATTGTCCGAACATTACGCCGCCCCCCAAAAGTTCAGCCGCAGCCGATCCCGGAAATGAAGCTGTGCGTCGGGTGCGTCACACCAAAATTCTGCAAATCAAATAGCAAATGCGATGTTGAGGCGCTGGGCAAGGCGCACTCAAAGAGGAAAGCCAATGGCAGAAAAACTAACTGACGAGGACGTAGGCAATCTCATCTCGCTTGAGATTTCAGACGCGCTCGACAATTACGACACAGAATATTCGGCTGACCGTATAAAGGCGCTCGACTACTATTTGGCAGAGCCATTTGGCAATGAGATCGAAGGCAAGTCACAGGTTGTCGACACCACCGTTTCGGATGTCGTGGAACAGATCATGCCGTCTCTTATGCGAGTTTTTTGCGGGTCGGACAAATATGTGCGCTTTTCGCCTCGCAACGCAGAGGACGCAGAGCTTGCCGAACAAGCCTCAGATTATGTGAACTACATTATAGCGCACGATAATAACGGCTATAAAATTATAGACACGTGGATCAGGGACTCACTGCTTTTCAAAATTGGGTGCGTTAAATTTTATTACGATGACACCACAACTGTCGAAGAAGAAACCTACGAAAACCTGAACGATGCAGAGCTTGCGCTGCTTTTGAATAACCCTGACGTTGAGGTGGTTGAACAATCCACCAACGTCACCAGCGCCACGATGATTGACGGCTCCGAAGTAGCTGCGGCTGAGAGCTTTGACATGAAGGTCAAGGTCACGCGCAAATCAGGTAAGGTGCGGATTGAAAACGTGCCGCCCGAAGAGTTCCTGTTCAATCGCCGCGCCAAGTCATTAGAGGATGCCCGGTTTGTTTGTCATCGCACAACGATGACTGTCAGTGAGCTTGTCAGTCTCGGGTATGATGAAGACGAGATCCGCGATCATGTGGGCAGCACTCGCGTTGAGCTAGAAGAAGAGCGTGACGTGCGCTTTGGCGATATTGGTTCTGGTTCCGACACATCACCGGCAGACTCAAGCCAGCAGGAAGTTGCTGTTTTCGACAGCGTGATCCTGATGGATTATGACGGCGATGGGATTGCAGAACGCCGCCGGGTGCTATCAATTGGCGACTCTGGATCGCACGTTTTAGAAAACGAAGTTACCGACCACATCCCTTTTGCGGTTATCAGTCCCATCAATATGCCGCACCGCCTTATTGGGCGCAGCATATTCGATCTCACAAAAGATGTGCAGCAGATCAAATCTGTTTTGATGCGCCAGTATCTGGACGCGACATATTTAACGGTCAATCCACGCACGGTTGCTGTCGAAGGACAGGTAAATTTGGATGATTTACTGGATGGGACTGCTGGCGGTGTAATCAGGGCTCGTCAGCCGGGTGCCGTTCAAACTTTGGGTGGACAAGGCGTGGGCGGCGAAGTGTTGCCATTGCTGAAGTTCATGGACGATATCAAAGGCAACCGCACAGGCATCACCGCCGCATCAGCCGGGCTTGATCCAAATGCGCTGCAAAGCACAACAGCGTCAGCGGTTGCTGCAACCGTAAAGGGCGCAGGCCAAAAGATTGAGTCGTTCTGTCGTAATATTGCCGAAGGCGGCATGAAGGATCTCTTTAGGGGGATTTTACTGCTGACCACAAAATATCAGCAGGACAAGCGCATCATCCGTTTGCGCAATAAGTTCGTGCCAATCGACCCACGCGAGTGGGACAGCGAGTTTGACGTTGTTGTCAACGTAGGCTTGGGCACTGCTGACGATGAGCAAAAGATTGCATTTTTGACTCAGATAGCGGCAAAGCAGGAAGCCATCCTAGAAAAGCTGGGCCCGGACAACCCGCTTTGCAATTTGCAGCAGTACGCTTCGACTTTGCGTGAAATCGCAGAAATTGGCGGGTTCAAAGATAGCGGTAAGTTTTTCAATGACCCGCAAATGGTCGCGCAAATGGTTGAGCAGAAAAAAGCGCAAGCCGCCCAACAGCCGCAGCAACCGAACCCGCAGGCACAGATGCTGGAGTTGGAAAAGCAGAAAGCGATGGCTGATATTCAGATTGCCCAGCAAAAGGCCGAAGCCGACATTCAAATCAAACGCGAAAAGGCTGCAGCCGA